GGCTTGTTTAATGTAACTTTCTTGCCTTTGTAAGTTGCCATTACTTACTTTCTTCTTTTTTCTCTTCTTCTTTTTTCTCTTCAACAACTTTTACTTTTACCATTATTTCTTACTCCCTTTGTGTACAGTTTGTATTTCAAATGATGCTTTTAAACTTGATCCTTTGTGAGCTTTATATCCACCTGCTGGATTTTTCATTAGCTTAAAACCTTTGCCTGACTTCATCCAATGAAAACCTTTTGGTGCTTCTACTGATTTGTTTGCCATTATTATGCCTTTTTCTTTGTTGCTGGTTTCTTCTTGCCTTTTAATAGATCTGCGTCTGCTTTTCTTGCACCACCTTTACCGGTTACAAAAGATTTTACTCTTCCCATTGCCCAAGCATTCGCTGATGTCTTTGGTCTACTGCCTGATGAATAATATGCACCAAGTCCTCTTTTATATACAGCATCAAGTTTAGATTTTGAAAAACGACTCGCTCCAGGAATGCCTGCATACTTACCACCTTTTTTCTTAGTAGCTGGTTTCTTCTTTGGTGCCATTATGATTTACTCCTTTTTTTACTTATCCTGTCCATCATAGCAGGTGTTAACTTGCCCTCACGATATAGTTTAGCAGTTCTCTTAATTTCTCTTTCCCTTGCCTTTGGATTCTTAGCACCAGCGACATATTTCTTTGGTACACCTTTTTTAGTCTTGGGAACTTTTTTAAACTTTCTTTTTGGCACTTTTTTTCGCTCTCTTAAATGCTGATGCTTTTGGTGCACCTTTGGCACCTTTTTTACGCATCTTCTCTTTTGATCCTGCTTTTATTCTTTTGCGTTTAGCATGTATGTTTGCGTATAATGACATTATGCTTTCCTTGTTTTCTTCTTCTTCTTCTTTTTTAGACTAGCAAGTTTTTTAAGATCTGCTCCAGTAATTTTTTTCTTATTACCAGCCATTGCTGCTAACTTTTTTTGCTTTGGGGAATATTTACTAAATGGCATTATTCTGTCCTCTGTTTGCTTGGATATTTTTCCTCTAATTCTCTAAGGAGATAAAATTTTGCGTCGTCATCAGAAATTTTATTTATCTCTTTAGATACATTGCCTGCTGTAAATACAAAATCATCAGGCAAAGTTTTAAGGAAATTATTTAATGTAATAGGTTGTGGTCGCTCTCCAAGGAACACGCTCCGATCTTTATCAGCATAAATCGATTGTGATTTTGGCGACATTAGATAACTTCCAACCTGTTCAAGATTTTCATTACCAGAGTTTGCTATCTTTTCTGCTGCATCAAATATATCGTCAGCACTTGCATCAGGAGCTATGTCACCTGATCGTTTCATTTCTGATATAAAAAAATTAACAGAATCTTCATCGCCTTGGTCTTTTACCATATCTTTTAAAGAATATGTCTCGCTAAATGTATCGTCAAAATTTAAACCTTTAAAACCTTCAACATTTGATTTTGGGACTTCAACAATAACATCTTCTGGAACTATGTTAGAGTTCTCAAAATCAAAATCTTTAAAATCGTCAGGCATAACTTTAAATGTATCGTCTGTTTCAGAAACTATACTGCCTTTGTTCACAGATTTGCCTCCAAGAAACATAGGTAAATCCCCAAGAGCACCTATTAGTTCCCCTGTTAAAAGTTGTCCGATTTTGCTGCCTAAAGCCATGCTACATACTCACTTTTGGACCACCATGACCTAGTATCTCATCCATCATACCACGCATGTCGCCACTATCAACTTTCATAACTTTAACTTTAACATCGCCATCCATATGCTCGTCTTCCATCTCTTCTTCGTCTGGCATAATCATTTCCTGCATACAAAGTAAAAGAAAGTTTGTCAACTGTTCCTCTGTTAGCTCTAATCCTTCTGAATCATGAGGGAAGCCCATCTTCTCAACAAACAGTTTAGCATTCTCTTCAAAATTTCCTATGTTGACTTCTGCCATTTAAATCTCCTTTTAAAAATTTGACCAAGGACATAGCAAACTCCTTCGCCAATCGTTTTAAGTATTTTAACAGGTTTACTGTTCTTGCCTTTCTTACCTTTTGATAAATCATAAGCCATTTGATATGCCCAAGCAAGTGCTAATGGTTTTGTAATTTTATATGTTAAACCTTTTTTTCTAATTTGTTTAGCTAAAAATTTTCCCCAGAGTTCATATCCTCTGTAAACTGCTGGATTCACTAACTTTCCATATCTCTGATCATATTCGTATATGTATTGTTTCATATCACCCATATCATATAATGCTGTGCATATGTATGTTCCATCATCACCACTAGAAGCTCCAGCATCGTCAGCAAACGTATTAGATAAGTCCTTACCTTTACTTGTATCTGTTATTGATGTTTGATCGCCAGTTTGCTCTGTATCGCCAAGTCCACCTTCTGTTTTTCCGAATCCTAGAAATCCACCAGTACTGCCTTTATATCCAACATCAGTTGCACCACCAAGATCGCCAGTTGATCCTACTGCTTCATTAGTAACACCAAGTCCAGTTGGATCTACATTTGTAATGTCTGTAGTTTTAATTGTATTTGGTGTGTAACCTTGCATTGGATTTAAGTTTACATCGTATGCGGTAAGACCTCTGTTCATACCAAAGTTTTGAGCTTCTGTATTTGAGACTTTTCCATCTTTATTAGTGTCTGCTAATCCTCTTGCAGTGTCAAGTGCAGGATTACTAAACATTCCTGTGACTGTATCTAACAATCCTACATTCTGTCCAAGTGCTTGTTGTGCTGCTTTTTCAGCATTGTAAGAGATGGCTGCATTTGCCATAGTTGAAAGGGGACCAATAGGTGTAAATCCTAATGCTGTATTTATTGCCTGACCTCTGCTGACATTAACAGGACCAAGAGTAAAAGCTGGATTAGTTAAATCAAAACCACCTTTCAGACTCCCAAATGCTTCCTGACTTAAACTTCCAAGAGCACCTATATTGTTGTTATTATGTGATGGCATTTTGACCTCTTATGTTGATGGAGCATTCCTTGATGTTAATGTATCCATTGGATTCATTGTTCTGTCTTGCCCCATAGATTGATTGCGCATCATTAAGTTATCTGGTCTAGGTGTAGGCATTTGCATTGGCATCTGATTACCTGCAGGAATTCCTGCTAATGCACCCATGCCTCTGTCTGCCCTCAACTCAGAAACTTTATTCTGTAAATACATAGCCATGTCTTTGTCAGTCATCCCACCAAGAGAACCTGTCATACTTGCTGTTGGTGCACCTTTTACTGCTCCACTAAAAGCAGATGGATCTACAGCTATAGATTTCATTTTTGATATTTCTTCCATTGCTTGTTGAGGTGTCAAGCCCATAGCAACTAAATTTTTCATAGTTTCAAGATCAACTGTAGCTTCTCTCATTGCTGCCATCTCTGCGTCTGAAGTTGCACCTCTTTTGCCTTCTCTCATTTTAAGTGCTTCTATCTCTGATGGTGTCATCATCATTGTTTTTCCGTCTATTTCTATAGACATTGGTGTTTCATCAGCCATCTTTTATAATCTCCTGTTGCATTTTAATTTGATTTTTTTCTCTTTCTAGTTGTAATTCTAATTCAAGTTTTTTAACTTTCGCTTCAAGTTCTGCTGCAAGTTTTGCTTGTTCAATTTGCATATCTTGTTTAGCTTCTGCTTCGTTGATTGCAAGTTTTTGCTGAGCTTTGGCTTGGTCTGCTTGAATCTGTGCTTGTGTCCTTGCTTGAAGTGATTGAGCTTCAAGTTGTGCGAGTTGTTGTGCATATTGTAATGGATTCTGTTGTTGTTGATTCTTTGCCAGTGCTACCAATGGTTTGATTGCAGCCATTTGTGGTGATTGTGCTACGACTTCTGCTGCTCTTTGACTTATCTGCATATCAAGTTCTGGACTAATATCCTCAAACTTAAATTTTGGATCACGCAGATCAGGAGTTGGTGCCAGCGATACACCAATAGCTTTCTGCATTCTTTGGCGATATTCTAAAGCAACATGCTCAGCAATATGTGCAATTAATAATGGTTGCATTGTTTTTGCTCCTGGATTGCCTGCTAATGATGGGTCTTGTATAAACTGCATATGAACTGCTATGTGCGACTCGTGGTCTTGCTCAGGGAAAGCTCTTATTGGTTTGCCATACATTAGACTCATGTTCTCATCAATCGGATCCAGTCTTGGTGCTTCTTGTGGAGCTTTTAATATCTCATCAACATTATTTATTCTTATAGCTTCATACATTCTTTTATATGCTTCATATTGATCATGTAGTTGAGGTGCTGATTGACTCATTTGCAATATTGCTTGAGCTTGTGCAATCCTCTGTGCTGTGCTAAATATATTCGGATCACTAACAGGAACTATGTCTATACGATCATTAAAATCTGCAGCATATATAATAGAATCATTGCCAGCTTGTGCAAACTGAAAAGACTCTGGTAAATATTCTGCATTTAATTTTGCAAGTAATTTAAACTCTTGTCCTTGAGAATAATGCAATCTTTTATGTATTGCTGAAAATGATTTACTGCCTTGCTCTATTAAAGCAACAGTTGAACCAACAGGTGCATTAGGATTAACATCGCCAACATTTAAATCTGCAGTGCTTGCAAATCTACGACCAGCATCAGCTATGGCATTCATTAAATTAAATAATGTGCCACTTGGCTCTTTAAATGGCAGTGGCATTATTGCTTTGTTAACATCATCAACTGTAGCATCAAGATCAGCAAACTCTCCTGGATTGATTTGCATCTCGCCACCTGTCACTCTGCCTTTTAACTTAAAACCACCTTGCATATTTGCAAATGCAGCAGAATCTAATAATGCTCTCAAAGATCCAGTTGCAGCTTTGCCCAAGCCACCAATCATATGGAAAAGACCAAATCCATAAAAACCGGTTCCAGGAAGAAACTTATAACTTACAAACCAAT